AAGAATCACTGGATTGTAGTGACTCATGACTTCTTCTCGACAATCATCACAGCATCGAGTAAGATAGATACCTCGGCCATCGTATAGAATGTCGGTTTCAAGACCTGAACCACAACGACATTTGTTATCCATTAATAACTCCTAGGTTTGAGAAAATTCCTAGATGTCAAATTAATGACACCTAGGAATGTTGAGAAACCCACTCTTACAAAGAGTAGGAGATGTAGAACTGGATGGCCTTCTGGGTGATTCTCCAGAGTTCCTTCTGCTTCTCCTTGTCAACCTTGTGACAATCGAAGAACACAGGGTAGTGTTTCAACGTCTCCTGTGCTGCGTTCTTGATCTTCACGTTCTTGACAAGCTGGAGATCGATGTCCTGGTAGTAGTGCTTGTACACACCAGTGATGAACTCATCTCCGTGCATGTACTGACTGTCATCGACCTTGTACCAGTCAATGCTCTTCTTCAGGAACCTCTCCGTCTCTTCGGTTGCGAGAGTGAAGAAGTCCCAGTCGGAGTAAGGCTTATTCACTCCGAAGAAACGTGAGCCAGTCTGGTAGCAATCGAACGGGAGAGAAGAGACGACAGTGAGTTGCTTGCTGAGGTTCTTGATCATGTTAGACTCCTATAGTAAACTGGTTAGTGGGACAAAGACTCGATGATGAGAATAATCATGACTGCAATCATTCCACCGGTGAAGAAAGAGAGTAGAATGATGTTGTTGTCTCGTTCGTAGTTGACTCGATATCTTCTACGTTTAGAACGGGATGTCATCTGATTTTGACTCGTCATATGCATCAGAGAGACGAATGAACTCTCGTTCGTGATAGTCTCCATCATCATCGTGATGGTCGATTACTTCTTCCTTCTTCAACGACTTTAGTTCAGACTCAAGGAATCCAACCCTGTTCTTGAGGATTGTGATTCTCATGTCCATCGTCTGAAGAATTGTTGTCATGGTCTTGATTGCTGCATCGTTGTATTCCAAGATGGCAATCAGGTCAGCGATGTTCTTTTCTGTCATGTCTTTATCTCCTACCGATAGAGGAACTAACCCACTTGATGAATGAAGCCTCGGCAACCATTTCCACGACTGCGAGAACCCAGAAATACTGAAGCATGAACGGACCATGTTCAGTAGTGAAGTTTGTCATGATGATGAAGAGTGTAAGCACTGTTGACTCCTAATAGATGTAACGAAAACACCTAGGTTTGGAAAAATTTCTAGATGTCAATTTCTTGACACCTAGAAACTTCATCAATCCCCGATTGGTCTAACGTTGTTGTGTCGGTCGTCTTGATTGCGGTTCGTGTCTGTCTCATCCAAGTATCGGATGATTGCATCTCTATCGAATGAGTCTGCCTTCTCCATGTCGTCTTTAGACAATCCACAGAGTGGGCATTCATCGTATCGGCTGAACCTGAAGTATGGTTGATTGCATCCGATAACTTCGCAGTCAATCAGCTTCTCAACCTTTACCGGCTGACTAAGCTTCTGACGAGTCTTGGGCTGGATGAAGTGGTTTACCTTTTCGAAGTAGTAGATAACCTTTGAACCGTGTTCTGTCCTGATTGGCGCTTCATTTTCTGACTGTGCATAGATATCTAATCTATACGGAACGTCGAAATGGGTATTGATGAACTTGGTTGCCTCTAACAACCTGCTAGTTGTCACAACCTTGTCACCAATTCGCAGTCTATATACCATGTTAGCTCCTTGATTGTTTTGATACGAGTCCCGTAGGGACGAGTGAAATTTTTCGGTTTATTGGATATCCCAATACAATCAATTGGATTGGGTTATGTCTCACGCGGACTAATGGCAGGGGGCCAGCGGCGAGGCCGTTGCAATGTCCGGTTTCAGTTGTCAAAGAGCGAATGCGAGATTACATGGTAACACGAAATCAATGGTTGCGGTGGGCACTGGCTGGACTGCTAATTATACAAGGACATCAACAACAACAGCCATCATTATCCTTGGGTGGTGTAATTAAAAACAAACACACATAGAAAGTTTGACGAGAAAGAATAATGGTGGGACAGTGATGAACACGAAACGAGAACAACGAACAACCCCCCACACCACCCAAATATAAATGGTTCCATAGGGCGTTAAACGGGAACCGGTACTATCGATTGTTACTGCAAACAAATAAAATTACAAAAACATAAAATTAGAAAATCAAAATTTAAAAAATTCAGAAAAAAATTTGATGTCCTTAGATTGTCCACTACAGAAAAGACTTGATTTCATACGTGTTTTGTGTTACCTTGTTCGAGACGAATTCCATCTAAAGGTTTAGGACAATGTATATTACCAAACAGCAATTAGATGAGCGATTAGTTCAGACAGAAATTTTAGTTAGGCATAAAGAGCGAAAAGAAGGTGGTAGAGGGAAGGCTCTCGACCATGAAGATAGAGTTATGATTGGAGTCATGGCTGGAATAATGCCTCAGAAAGACGTGGCAGAAATAGCCGGTGTCTCTGAATCTACTGTTTCTGATCTTTCTAAAGGAATGACTTCCCACGTATTAGGTGTCGATCAAGAATTAAAGGCTGATATAGAAGAAGGATTAGAAGAGAAAAAAGCTGCTAAATTAAAGAAAATGGATTTGATTAAGGATCAGTTAATTACTAATTTAACAGCTGCTATTGCTCATGTTGGTAATAACTTATCTGGAACTGATGCGAATGAAGCATCGAAAATAGCTGTAGATATGTCTAAGATTTTGGATAAAGTTAATGGTTCGCCTGGTAGACAGGAAATTGGACCTAGAGTTTCAATTGTAATTAATGCTCCAGCTATGAGGGAAGAGAAGCATTATCAAGTAGTCGAAGCTTAAAAATTAAAAAGGGGTTAAAGTGAAAAAGTTGATTTTCGTTGCTTTATTGTTTCTTGTTGTTTCATGCTCAGACACAAACATCATTGTTCCTACTTCACCGACATCAGTAGTTACAAATCCTAATAATCCTGGCAATCCAAATAACCCAATTGTAACTCAGAATAAGATTGAATTCAGGGTATCTGGCAATGCTACAGGCGCAAGAATTCGCTACTCAAACAGCAATGATGGAATTGCACAGGTTACGTCAGTCCTTCCATTCGTCTTTAACATCACAACAAATCAGCAGTCTATATTCCTTTCTCTCGAAGCAACACCAACCGGTTATAGTAGCTTCACGATTTCACCTTTTGTTGCAGCTCAGATCTTTGTTAATGGTTTACTTTTTCGTGAAACTGCCTCATCAGACTTCCTATTCACAACTATAACTGTCTCTGGAACCTGGCGTGCTAATTAATTTTATATAGAAAAAGGAATATAAAAATGGAAATTGGAGATTGGGATATTGAGGTAGTAAGAGAGACTATAGTTCCTATTGATAAATTAGATTCAGTAGAACCAGTAACTAATTTAATGATTGAATATTCTTGTTATCATAAGCCTACTAAGATTACTATTAGACAAACTATTACTTATATTGAAAAGAAAAGGCCAGAACAAATTATTGAGTTCTTAACTAATTTAGTTGCTAAGTTAAAGCTCTCCCACATCGATACACTGGATCGCCGTTTACCAAGCGAAGTCTTTCACGGAAATAGATAATGATTACAAAGATAATTGGTTCTGATCAAAACATTTCTTATCGAGCAGTTAATACAGATCACGATGTTAGTGGGCCAGGATTACCTGTTACTATTGCACAGCCACCTGAAGATAGTGGAGATAGAGTTTGGGTATTGGATGCTATCCAGTATTCTTATTCTGTTGACCCAGCCACAACATTTGCAGCACCAGTTAGAGGTGGCATTACTGTTAAGGTAGATGACAAGGTGAAGTGGGATGCTGACATTCCTGACTTTACTGGTGTATTGAATCTTTATATTCCTTCTCAGACGGATAGGACTATCTCAGTTACTTTGAGGTCAGGCGGACCAAATTACATCGGTAAATTGAATGTTCAGTGGCACTTGGAGCCAACTTCTTAACTAAACAATCTCCCTCGTTAGACAAAGGAAACAACAATGGCTGAACAGACAAAGACTGACTACGCAAACAAGCAGGAAGCTGATAAAGCTGCTGCTGATAAGGCTGCTAAAGAAACGGCTGCTGAGAAAGCCACTGTAAAGGGACCAGTAGTTAAAGCAGTATCAATTCCTGTTCCTTTTGTCAATGCCATTCCAGCCGGAGCAATGGACCCTAAAGATGTTCTTCCTGGCTATGCGCCTAATCAGGGTTCTCCAGTTGAAGGAGATCCAACTAGGTTAGCTAATCCAAACAATCCCAATAGTCCTGTCACAGTTTCACTCAATCCTTCCAATCCAGCTAATCCTCCAGCTACTCAGTCAGATAAGCCTGCTAGTGAACAAAGGATTTATCATGACTTGTTAGCTTTGAATAATCCTCCTACTACTCAGGCTGCTAGCAAGGCAGTAGAGGATAGGCGGAAAGAAGCTGCTGCATTGTTAACTGAGATTGGTGCAGCTTTGAATGAGTTTAATGGAGAGAGTAACATTCCTCACTCACATCCTTATTGGGGTTTAGTGGCAAAGCATCGTTTGCTTGCTAATCCTTAGTTTGGTTAAGTAGGAATTGTTTCAGGCCGGCCGGGTTATAGCTATCTAATGCTCTGGTCCTCGAAGCGCCGAAGGCGCGGAGGGGCTGGGTCTTGGGGGCGGAGCCAAACAGCCACCACGCGGACTCAGGAATGGGATGTTCGCTTTGGAGTAGGATTTAGTTAGAACTCGGCTGGCCGGCGCGCGACAGCGCGTCTTGGGATTCCACGAAAGCGGAGCACAACGCGCCACCTCTAAGCAGGTCTTTTCATTATGGCTAAACGAAAGAGAGCTACTCAATATGGCTGGAATGAAAAGACTTTAAAAGGTTTAGATGTGAATAGACAGTATCGAACTGTTCCTGGCGGTGGTGGTGTTGTTAGAACTATTGATTGGGATGATGAGCAAGCTGCTAAGAGGAAGTTTCAAGATGAGTTTACATCCTATTCTCGAAGGCAATTAGCAGATGATGAAGCAAGGCAGAGGGCTAAGAGAAATTTAAAAGGCCTTCCTAAGTAAATGCCCATTCAGAATTCATCTGTTCAAGTTAACTCAGTAGTAGAAAGGGAGTTTACTTGTACTAAAAAGCAAGCTGATTTTGTATCTATTCCTTGGTCAGTAAAAGAAGGTTTATATGGTGGAGCAGCGGGAGCTGGAAAGACAGAGCTTATTATATGGCTCCCACTCATCTACCAGTTCTATGACCATCCTTTGTATAAAGGAATTATCCTTAGAAGAAATCTTAAGCAACTTGAAACAGAACTCATTGCCCGGAGTCAGGAAATCTACCCTAGCTTTGGTGGCGTCTTTAACGAAACAAAGAAAAGGTGGAACTTTCCTCGTGGTGCTGTTCAATACTTTGGTGGAGCCGACAAAGAGAACGACATTAGAAAGTTCGACTCAGATCAATATAATTTGATTTCATATGATGAGGCAACCCACTTTACAGAGTTTCAGTATTCATATTTAGCAATGACTCGTTGCAGAACTAGATGTGCTGACTTGCCAGCCATTATTCGTTCTGGAACTAATCCTGGTAACGTAGGACATTCTTATTTCAAGAATAGATTTGTTAAGCCAGCCAAGGAAGGCTACAAGATTATTCTTGGTAAGGAAGGATTAAAAAGGATATTCATTCCGGCTAAGGTTCAGGATAACCCGGATTTCTTAAAGAATAATCCTGAATATATTCAACAGCTTTTATCTCTACCAGAAGCAGAAAAGAAGGCTAAGTTATATGGAGACTGGGATACTTACGAGGGACAGGTCTTTAAAGAGTTTAGACTTGAACCTCTCTCAGATGAACCAGATAATGCTAGACATGTTATTGAGCCTTTTGATATTCCTGTTTGGTGGCCTCGTTTTATCGGCATTGATTGGGGATTTGCAGCTTACACTGTCATATATTGGGCAGCTCTTTCTCCTACTGGTAGAGTTTATATTTACAAGGAATATGCTTTTAAAGAAAAGAAAATTGTAGATTACTTAACTGATTTGATTAATTTAACAACTGTAGAAGAAAGACAGAACTTACAGAAGGTTAGAATTTGTCATTCAGCAGAACAGAATCGTGGAGAGCCTTCATCAATCTACGACCAGTTAACTAAAGCTCTTCGTCATGCAGATTTCAAGTGTGGCATCGAGTTAGGTGAAAAGAATCGAATCAATGGTAAGTTAATTCTTCATGAGTTCCTTCGTTGGCAGCAGAAGCAATCAATTGCTAAAGTATATGCAGGAACTTTTAGTAAAGATTACGCTGATAAGATTTTTAGATTATATGGAAAACAAGCTTATCTAGATTATGTAAAGATGTTTGAAGATGAAGTGGAAGAAGATAATATTCCTAAGCTTCAAATCTTTACTACTTGTCCAATGTTGATTGAAACTATTCCAGCTTGTATATATGAGGATTCTCCAGAAGAAGGTAAGCGGGCTGAGGATGTTAAAGAGTTTAATGGTGATGACCCCTACGACTGCGCCCGAATTCTTTTATCTGGAATTAAAGATTACCAGCTACGTAATGTAATGAAGCTGGAGCATGACCAGAAAGCACAAGAGGCAATCAATGCAATGGCTCAAGGAGATCCGACTAGCTTTTATAGAAAAATGGAATTCTTGGAAGCAAAGAAGGATCGAGAACAAGACTACACGTTTAGAAGAAAAGGCTTTGGACGCCGTTATCGCTAGTAAAGATGCGTTCATTCTTTATCTTCAAGATGAAGTAGCAGAGTTAAAAGCTCAGTTGAGAGAAATCAGAGAAACTCCTGAGCGTGTAGTAAAAGAAACAGATTTTAAATCTGCCAGGGGTTATAAGTCAATTCATGTTCGTATGAGAGAGCAAGCTGAATATAATAGAAAGAATAGATTCTTAGAGACGCCAACTTCTGAAGAGTTTGAAGAAAAGGTAGACACTAATGGAACCAACTGATTTAGATGTGCTCTCTGCTGAGGATAATGCTCCAGCAGAACAGCCTACGTCTATTCCAGAAGATTATAAAGCTCCTTTAGTTTCCCTTTTATCTTTATGTGAAAGGGAAGATGAAGCAGTTCATAATGCTTGGATTCGTAAAGCTAAGCGTCTTGAATTATATTTTAACAATGTTATTACTCTTTTTTGGGATGATGTAAGTAGTGATTGGGCTGTTCCTGATTGGGATGAAAAAGAGAACGATGGTGTTCCTCCTCGCGTTATTAATATTTATCGTCCTCATGGAGAATCTATTATTGCTGCCCTTTCTGTAGCAGTTCCTTCCGTTTTGTTCTTTCCCACCGATTCAGACAACGCTGATGATATTGATAAGGCTGAAGCATTCTCAGCTTTAGCTAAAATCATTCAGAAGCATAACAAAGCTAAGCTCCTCTACATCAAAATTCTTGCAATTCTCTTCAATCAAGGAACTCCATTTGTCTACTCTTATTCAAAGAGAGATAAGAAGTTTGGATTCTACAAGACAGAAGAGATGTCTGTGCAGGAAACTGTTTCATATAATCATGCATGTCCTATTTGTGGAGAACAGTTTGGTGAAGGCGCACCAGAACCAGTTGGAATGATGTGCCCGGTTTGTAATAATCAGGTTCAGACAGAGGTTTCTTCTCAACCTAAGCAAGTTCCAGTCTCAACTGAAGTAAAGAAAGAAAAATCTCGAGTTATTATTGAGCCATTTGGGATTCTTAATGTAAAGGTTCCCTATTCTGCTAGAGCGCAGGAGCACTGTGGCTACCTTATTCTTAAGTTTGATCAGTCTATTGCTTCTTTGCGGTCTATATTTTGCGTTCCAGGACCCAATGGAGAGAAACCACTCACGGAAAACATCGAATCGTCTACTGCTGATACTGCTATTGATTCTGCCGTTCGCTATCCTAGTGTATTTCTTAATAACCAACCGCAAAATACTGCTGTAGTTAAATGTGTCTGGTATAGACCGTGGCAATTTGACCTTTTAGGCGGGCCAAACTCATCTTATTCAGAAGTAACGCAACAATTAAAGGCAAAGTATTCAAAAGGTTGTTATGTAATCTATATTAATAGTGACCCAGTGGAAATTTATGAAGAAGATATGGATGAACACTGGACAATGGGTATTGACCCAAGAGCAGCCTCTATCCATTCTGAGCCAATGGGAACCAATCTCGCAATGATTCAAGATATTGCTGCTGAGATTGATGAGTTAGAACTTCAGACGATGGAGCATGGTATTTCTGAATTGTTTATTGCTTCAGATGCCATTGATTTTACTCGTTACGGTAATCAGCAAGCTAAGCCCGGTAATGTTACTCAGGCTTTCAAAGAAGCTGGCAAGTCTATTGGAGATAATTTCTACGAGACTAGAACTGCACAGCTTTCTCCTGAGATTGTAGGACTAAATCAGAAATACAAAAATCTTGCAGAGTTTGTGACTGGTGATTTCCCAACGGTTTATGGCGGCTCGGTGCCTGGTTCATCTACTGCCACAGAATATACAAAATCACAGAATCAGGCTCTGCAACGACTTGGAACAGTAGCATCTATCTCTGCTCATCTTTGGGCAGATGTGATGGATAAAGCTGTTAGGGAATATGCAGAGGTTTTAGACTACGACGAGAAGATTGTTGATAGAACTTCAGAAGGATTTAAGACTACAACTGTAGACCAAGAAACTCTTTCAAAGGGTGAGGTTGGCAGTTGTGAACCTGAGTTCTCTGAGTTACTCCCACTTTCTTCTGGTCAGATTAAAGATACGTTATTTCAGCTTGCTAATATCAAAGACCCAATGATTATGGCTTTGGTTACGCATCCACAGAATAATGAATTAGTTCGTAAGGGTCTTGGGATTCCTGAGCTTTATATTCCTGGGATTAATGATAGAACTAAACAGTATCGTGAGATTTCTCTTCTTGTTACTATGGCTCCAGTTGAGTCTCCTAATTCACCTTTGGGTGTTGAGACTTCCATTCCTCCAGAGGAGTTTGATGACCACTTAGTAGAAATGGAAGTTTGTAAAGTTTGGTTAAATAGTTCTAAGGGTCAGAAAGCTAAAGTTGAAAATCAACAAGGCTATCAAAATGTAGCATTACACTGGAAAGCTCACCAGATGATGCTACAACTTAGAACTGAAGTATCTAATGAAACGCCTGAAGGACAGGCACCAGAATCAGCTTCAACTAAAGTAGGTGGATAATGTTTAACCCCAAGGTATTTTTTCATCCTGATGGTATTGGCGGTAATGGGATGAGTAATCTTCCAGCCGTAGATACTTCTGTAACTGATAGAGATATTCTTAACGGAGATGATGATGGGTCACCCATTCAAGCCTTACGCAAACCCACAGGATCAGGAAAAGGTAAAGGGCAAATTCAAGTTCCCGAAGAAGGGGAAGAAGAAGGGATTGGGGACGACGAAGAAGATGAAACCGATGATTCCGAATCTGATGGGACTGACTCCGAAACCGAATCCGAGGAAGAGTCAGTAGATGATGAAGATGAAGATGAAGAAGATGATGAAGAAGATGACGAGGATGAAGAACCAGAAGATGATGATGTAGATACACAGGGAAATTTATTTAAATCTTTAAAGAAAAATTATCCTGATATTTTTAAGAAGGTTCCTGGATTACGAGATATTATTGAACGTGATAGGCAAATGGGAGAAGTATTTACTACTCCAGAAGAAGCTGCTAGTGCAGCTAGAGATAGTGCATATCTCAGTGCAATGTATAAAGATATT